AGAAGCTAAACAACGCTGCAGGAGGAACATTTCCGTCTCTGGTTAAGTCAAAGTGATCATAGGACCTGTCAAAAAGCTGAACGGAAACTCTAGCAGCTGACCGGTCATAAAATTCTAAAGAAGTAGGGGTAGTTACGCCGTACAGAGTTTCTCCATTAGAACTCTCTAACTTTAAGAACTTTCCAGGTCCAGGCAGCTTGCTCTTAATCAAAGACCACACGTCTTCAGCGTAAGTGTCTTCCTTGAACTGCGCAGTGTAAGCTCTTACCGAGTCAGGAATGTCCGAACGATAGCTGATGCCGTGCAGACTCTTTAGCACACTTGCAGAGTTCATTATTTCAGACACTTCTGGGTTCTGCGCCGCAAAAAACGTGTCCTTTACCATGTCCCAAACATAGTAATGTCCGTTGTGTAACCCATACACTAGTGCTTCCTCAGGGAAGCAAAGGTAAGATCCTGCTGCGGACTGAACGGGGAAACCTTTTCGTGCATCAGGCTTTTTTGCTACGGACTTAGCAGACTTGTGAGGAGAACCCTCTTCAAGATCTCCTTCATCTCCAGCTGAAAAGTCAACTTTGGCCCACAGCACAGGATTGGAGGGATGAGACATTCGCTTGCTCATCTCAACCGCCTCTTCATCTGTGATGTTGGGGTCGAGAACCTGCCAATGGTATGGCGCTAAGTGAAAGCTAGGGTTTCCGTAGCCAAGAAGGAAGTGTAGATTCCCTTCCACAGAGCCAAGAAGATGTCGTGTAGGTTCTCCCGCGTGCGAAGGATGGCAGCACGTAAAGGAAATTGCCTTAATGTCCTTGCCCTGCAGCTTTTCGGAAAGGTTCTTGAGGCGACTCCACTTGTCTAGCCCCTTTGCCTTCCTAGCCTTAAACAAAGAATCCCACGCATCAAAGTGCGCGAACAAGCTGTCATGATCTTCGCTCATTCTGGAACCTCATCGTCTGAAGTAGGTGCAGGTTCCTCTGCGTCTTCTGGACTTGGAGGAGGCGTAGCAGGTTCTGCTTTGGTTTGTTCCTGCTCATCAGGAGTCTGCTCCTGCGAAGCCTCAGTCACCTGTTCCTCCTCTTCAGGCGACATATCATGCATTGGCTCGCGTTGCAGCCAATCTGAAAACTCCTTTTCGTCTTGTCGGAAAGAAGTAAGGTCTCCACGTATTACAGGAATACCAAAATCATCCACCAAAAGCCTAGTCAAACTTTTTGTAATTGAAGGCTCTTGGGTTTGCTCTTGCTCGCGCTTAACGTAGTTACGCATGAGGGCAGCGCGAACTTTAAAGTCTACCAGATAGCGAACATCTTCGCGTGTTCCCAGGGTACGCGCTAGTTCATCAAGCGCTGATACGTTTACTTCCTCGGACGGCACTTTCTGGAAAGCCATGCGATTAACAATGCGACTGTACAAGTGAGAAGCATTCCAGGCCAGCAAGAACTTAGGACTCACGCGACACGAATAAAATACTGCATTAATATAGTTAATGCCTACTGGTTCAGTTCCGTGAACCGTATCGTACTCAAACAAAGGTTCAGTTGGCGATCGCGTAGCCACTAGACTCGTCATGAAGTCCAGAAAGCGCAAATCACAAACAAATTTACGACCAAGAAGTATGACAGCTTGGTCCACAAACTCTACGTCACCTACCGTGGCACCAACCAGTTCTTCGGGCTGATAGTATCCTTGGTCACACAGAATGAGAAGGGCACCGGTAATTCTGTCCTTAGGATGCTTGCCCGCGAACAATTCGGTTGCGTACTGTCGGTACATAGGCAACGCCGCATTAACTATGCGAAGTTGATTTTGTACGTAAAGGTCTAGGTTTTCCTTAACGTCGGCGTCCAAGTATATGTACTTAGGTCCGTTCTTCTCAAAAACCTCAAACCAAATATTTCTTTGATTGTATTGGTTGTACGCTGGATTTCTGTCAGCCTTAACACCGTCAGGTAGCGCCATGTGACGCTTAAATCCTTCAGCAGTGAAGAATTCAGGATTATTTTCTGGCAAAGGCTGCTCTGCGTCTAGCAAAGCTGCTCCCATAATGGGATCAAAATCAGGGGAAGACTCAGACGCGTTGGAATAGCGATAGTAATTACCAAAGCGGTCGCGCCACCAGTACTGATACAAAGTGCCGTATTCGCCTGACTTAAAGATGTACTGGTGAGTACTATCTGCGGAAGGCACTCCAAATGCCTTCTTTATATTACTTGCGTTCGCAGAGTTCATTCTTCACCTTGTAAAGCGTAATGTTGCTTCCGTGCGGGTCGCTTAGTTCTTCAAAAACCGAAAGATCGCACAATCTTTTGAATATATCAGGCCCAAGCATTCTTAGCAACTGAAGCTTTGTTTTAGGTCCCTGACTCTTCAGAGCTAGCAGCAGCATCTGATCGTGAAGAGGAAGGCGCTTCTCGTTCTCCTTTATCAGCTTTTGCTTCTTGCTCATCGTAGGACTCCAAGTAATCTTTTAAGTAGCCCCGAATCTCCATCTTATGACGTCTAGCATCGACGTCAGTTGGGTACCCAGGCCAAATCTCTACTATAATGTCCTTTATGATCTCTGGGTCCATGATGGGCAGCAGACTAAGCAGTTTGGCTATGCCGCTTGGCGTATCTAAGTCAAAATCGTATACAGACTTGCGAATCAGGTCGGCGGTAGTAGTCATCCGGCCTACCGAGAGGTTCAAAAACTTCTCGGCAGCTTCGTTGTCGAACGACTCTTCCAGCCCAGCAAGTCTAACGATAGTCATACAATTTCGCCGCTTTCATCTACTTTTGCCGGTCTACAATAAGAATATCCACTAGAGAATCGGTACGGAATAACATCAAAGAAGTCCTTACCATCGGAAAAGAATCGTCCTTGAATTTCTTCGCGCTTAAGTAGTGACAAAATTTTAGCACTGTTAGACCTAATGGTCTTGCCATCCCACCAAACAACTGCGACCACAGAATCATCTTGTCCCGACAAGATCTTGATTGCATCAAACGCCATAAATCCAGTATTACCTCACAAGCCGAACTTGTCAAGAGGGAACTTTGCAGTGGTAAGTATGTATAGACTCTTTGAGACTTCGGTTTGAGCAAAGGCTAGTGGCTCAAAACTGGGACCACTACTACGTAACTCTGGTTCTGTTCTTGCTTCTTCAAGTAACTTTTTATTGTCGGAAGCTCGAACCGACGCAGTAAACCTAGCTCTCGAAAGCTTAGCGGAGCTCGGAGTATTCGGAATGCTTCTTTGCTGTTTAGCTAATTTATCAGGTCTTTCTTTTCCCCAACGAGACTTATATGATTCAAAAACTTCAGCATCATAGGGCGCAATTCTGTCCCAATGTTTCTTTCGAACTTCACTACCGATCTTTTGAGAATCCCAAGCAACCCCTGGAGGGTGCAGCGGCATAGCCTCCGCCATTCTGACAAAGTCTGCGTGACCTGGAGCATCCTTGTTTGCTACGCCATCTAGTATGTGCTTCTTTGCAAAAGAAGCGAACACCTGATCTGGCAACATTTGATTTTTGTTTAATTTTTCAACAAACTCTTCTCTATTTTCTCTGGGACAGCCTAATCCGCCGAAAAGTTCACCAGCAGTATTTGCTTTAACGTTTCTAGTAGCCTCGGCTGGAATATAGCCAAGAGAACTTTGCAAGTGAGAAACATACTTTTGTCTTAAATATGTTTGCATGACTTGCCAATCCTGCAGACCAGAGTCTTTTAAGGAGCGTTCTACGTCAGACAGCGAAGAGTTAGTGAACCTAGTTTGTAGGTGATCTGGAACAGTCAAAGGAACATTTGCAGCCTCCATGATCACACTTATATGATTCTTGTGTCCTTGCAAACCAGATCCAAAAGAAAAACCGTGGTCAATAGCCACCGCGTCTGTTCCGTCCGAGTTGACCATTACGTTACCTAAGTGACGATCATTATTGTTCATAACAACATCTAGAACAGCGATCTCACTAAGTTTTTGATGCATCTTCTCTGGATTTTTAGAGTTGGATACTATGGATTTGTACGCTTCTTCAGTAGTTGTGGTAGACAAGTCAACAGGAGAATAAGCATCCTTCCATTGTTGAACAGACGTAGATCCGGTAGGAATGCCATGAGACCCATCTGACTCTCTGGTTGTTGTGGGGGCAACGTGGTCTGTAAGACCCAAACTCATGGACAAAGAATATGCAGCGGCTTCAGATATATGCCCAGTTTTATCAGGTATTGAGTTAGCGCCATCTATAAGTCCTATGTCTCTGGAATTTTCTTTAAACGTAGGTGTGGGCTTCATAATGCCACTGCCACCTCCAGCGAAATCCACCTTAAAAGCAGATTGAGAACCTCCGAGAGAGGATAGATCTTTTGAATTTACGATTTCACCATTTCCTAGATGCTCAAGAACATCCGAGGGCTTATGCGGTTCTTGTCCTTGTTGTTGCGTTTTGGGCTTAGCACCCTTAGCTATAGCCTCCTGGTGCCTCTTCATAATAGAACCAGACATCTTGTGGTTCTCTGCACCATTTCCGCCATTTTTTATACAGTCTTCGCCACCTCCAAAGGGACAAGCTGCATACTTCATTGAGCCGCCGCCCCCAGACCCAGACATTCCACCTCCACTTCCACCTCCAACTCCTGGTGTGGAAGGAGGACGTCCTGGACCTGGAACGTTTCCAGGGGCAGCGGCTCCGGGCTGTGACGCAATCTTAGGACCCTCAGAAGGCTGAGGCGGACCTTTAGGCTTTACAGTGGGCGAGATACCACCGCTGACGCCTGCTCTGGCCTTCTTTAGAGAATCTTCAAACAAAGACTTTTGAAGTAAAGAAAGCTTGCCGTCTGCCCATCCGTAGCCAGGGGGCACGTAAACTAGCTGACATCCGCAGGAAGGGTGCATTGGAGGAAGAGTAGTCTTCCAGTGAGTATGCTTACCGTTCTTTTTTGTGTGGACTACACCATCATCAGAATTTGATCCTGCGGACAACAGGTCTACCAGCTTAAACACCTTTGGTGTTCCGCTAGAGTCTAGATAATGTTCAGAGCAGTCTGCACAGCAAGACTTTGACGGCACAATACTAACGTTTGAGTTAGGACCGTCGCTATGTGCATAGATGTCTACACGGTTAATTATGGCTTGAGCATAGCCAGAAACCTTGGCACGGTGAAGTTCAGTCTCTGCGACCTGACGCCACGTCTTCTTAGGTCCCGTCTGTAAGCGAGCAGCCAGTGAAGAAGCCAATTCCTGCGATGTCTTTTTCTGAATTAGAGCTAACGCAGTCTCGTCCGCGACCAAGTCACGCACAGTTGCTTCAGTGATGGCT